GACGATACTAAAGCAATACAAGGTGAGGTTGTAAGTAACACAACAGATATTGACCTTGCAAAGTTTACTAGACTGATAACTGCCTTCCATAATAAATATAATATAACCGAGGCTTGCCACTTTGCTGAAATATCCCGAGACACATATTACAGATGGAAAAAAGACTCTACGCTCAGTGATAAGATTGCCGAGGCTAGACGAATGCCAAACCGTAGAGCCAAAGAGGTCGTGACCGAAGCTATTAATAGTGGTGATGTTACCACCGCACGCTGGTTACTAGACCGTACAGACCCAGACTTTAAACCTAAAGCCGAAGTCGATAACAATACGGCTATAGTAGAGTCAGACAAAAAGATTAAGGAGTTTTTAGATGAGCCAGATGACGGCGCATACGATGATGTCAGTGCCGAACCTGTTGCCAGCGATGAACCCGAAGGCGCTGTTACAGTGGAGACACCTGCTCCAGATATTTCGTGACGAGCAGGATAGACCTTATGGCGACATATTCACACCAACTCAGATTCAGATTGTGGATCTTATTGGTAAGCGTCGCTATCCTCGTACTCAATTAATACTACCAACTCAGTATGGCAAGTCTCTGGCGGTTGCTGTCGGTGTATTGCTACGTGTGTATAACCATAAGGAGAAGTGGGCTATTGTTGCACCGAGCGAAGAAAAGGCTCGCATCATTATGGACTACATTATTGACCATATATTCGATGACATACGTTTTGAAGAGAAGCTTGAATACCATGACAGCAAGGAAAAGTTAAAACAGCATCGCTCTAAAGCTCGCATTTCGTTTCGTGGTGGTGGTGAGGTGCGCGTTTATTCAGCTGATGCCAGCAATACCAAACGAACTAAAGCGGCACTGATGGGCTTTGGTGCGCCTAACATTGTGCTTGATGAAGCAGCGTTAATACCTGATGAACTTTACGCGACAGTAAAACGCATGGTCGGTGGTGCTGTTGATCAAGACTCAGGCGAGCAAGGCTTCATACTAGAGATTGGTAATCCAAGTATGCGTAATCACTTTCATCGTACTTGGAATGGTACTTTATATAAAAAGATTTTCAGAGACGTATACATGGCACGAGCTGAGGGCCGGTATAGTGATGACTTTATTGCTGAAATGCGCGACGAAGCTGGCTTTGAGTGGCTTTACGAGTGTCTATTCCCTGATGCTGAAGAAGTCTTGGCTAATGGCTATAGACGGCTTGTAAGCGATATTGTGGTTGATGATAGCTTTATTCCTACAAGACCAGAGCTAAACGCAGACGATAAGCCTATTCTTGGCATTGACGTTGCCGGTGGCGGTGCTAATAAGAGCAAGTTTGTTATACGCTATCCAGTGCAGGGCGTTGCTTTTGTAGCTCGAACTTCCGAGTCTGATGATTTAGAAGTAATAGCCGACATAACAGAAGAGCTGGTGCGTGAGTTTAATATAGGCGACTTTAGGGTAGCGCCGGATGCCGGTGGTGTTGGTCATGGGTTAGGAGCTATCCTTAATGCTCGCAATATTCTATGCCGTCCTGTGCTGTTTGGTGAATCAAAGGATGGTCAAAGACCTATACCACGTTCAATGATGAACATGCGAGCGAATATGTATTGGAAGGCACGCAAATGGCTTAAGGTTGAGGGCGGTAAGCTTGTACGAGATAATGGTTTTAACGAACTAAAACTGATACACTATCGAGAGAATAGCACTGGTAAAATTCAGATTGAACCCAAGCAAGATATGATAAAACGCAAAGCATCTGAAGGCGAAAGAGTAGTGTCACCAGACACCGCTGATGCGTTTGTACTGACATTTATAGACACCTCGTATATCATTGAAGAAGAAGATGTTGATGTTGACTAACTTACAAAGGCACAATTATGGCACGAACATTTAGAGTATTAGGTCAAGAAATAACAATCGGTAAGCGGTTGCATGGCATCGGTAAGGTTGATGATTATGTCGGTGAGTATGGTATATCTGCTTTGACAAACAAGCAATTCAACAGACTTGATAGCTACAAAGGCACAGTCTACGCATGTATTAACCTTATTGCTGACAGCTATGCGAGTTACCAGCCAATCATATCCAAGAAACAAGGTGATGAACTTAAGGCACTACCAGACCATGAGCTATTGCAATTACTCAACAATGCCGGTGGGTTTAAGGATAAAGAGCAAGCCGTACCAATTAGCATGTTTGATTTACTGTTTGCAACTGCAGCATTTATAGAACTACAAGGCGATGTCTATTGGTACATTCCAAGAGGTCAGTTTACAGGGCTGCCAAAAGAGATCGTAGTGTTGCGTGCTGATAAGGTGGGTAAGAAGCTAATCAAAGATGGTCCACGCGCTGGCGAGATTGAGTATTTCTTCGTCACTAGTGCTGATGGTACAAAGACCAGAATAGATATTAGTGAAATGCTACCCTTCGTCGGGTTCAATCCTAGAGATCCTTACAACGGTATTGGTACAACTCAAGCAGCTATGCAGTTTATCGAGACAGATGACTTTAGCGTACAGTTCACACGCAACTTCTTTAAGAATAACGCTGGTGTATCGGGTGTATTAAACTTTGTCGGTGAGTGGTCAGTCGGTGCATTCCGAAAAATAGTTAGAGCATGGCGAGATAAGTATGAAGGCGTGGAGAATGCTGGCAAGATAATGATGGTGCGTAATTCAGAGGCAAGCTTTACTAAGCTAGGTCTTGGTCTTGATGAGCTAGACATGAGCGCCTTGCGCAAAATGAGTGAAGAAGATATAGCCATGATGTACCGTGTACCATTGCCTCTACTCGGTAAACTGACCGATGGTACTGGTCAAGGTCGTGGCAACATTGAGACGCTTGAATATATCTTTGCTAAGTACAACATAGAGCCAAAGCTAAAGCGACTTGATAATGTTTTACAGTTTGCGCTTGAACGATACTACCAAGGCAAAGAGCAAGGGCTTGTAATATCTCACAAAAATATTATTCCAGAAGATAAAGAATACGAATTAAACAAGCGTGACAAGGGTGTTGATAGGTGGATTACTCGCAATGAGATTCGTTCAGAAGATGGCTATGACGATGTTGAAGGTGGTGATGATTTACGCGCACCGTTGGCTTCATTCCCTATTAGTGAGGATTTAAGCACAACCGATGAAACCGATAGCACCAAAGGCACAGGCATATTCCTAACTGTCAAGCGTAAAACGGTTGTTGATACTACAACAAAGTCAGAAGAGGCAGAACCAGTTAAAGACGAAAACAAATTGAACACTGCGCACAAAGAAAACTTTAGGCTGTCTCTCATGAAGAACCAAGTCAAATATGAGAGACGCTATAAAAAACGATTTAAAGCTGTGTTAGTTCAGCAAAAAGCCGAAGCATTAAATAATCTTGAGGCAATTAGTGCATCCATAAAAGCACTAAACTTTCAAACACTAGAGAAAGCTCAGAAACCATTTGACGATGCTAAGGCTGACCAACTAATAGAAGCTGAGGTAATGCCGGTACTTAATAGTCTTGGTGAGGATCAGGGCGGTCTGGCGCTTAAGTTTGCCGGTGATGACGAGACTAAGTTTAAAATGACTGCTCGATACGAAAGCTTACTGCGCAAAGGTACTAAGAAAATGGCCACACGATACAACGATGAAACTATTGAGGCTTTGAACAAAACGCTGGCTGAAGGTATACAGGACGGCGAGAATCTGGACAAGCTTAAATCAAGAGTCGAGGATGTCTATGCCAACGCTGAAGGCTATAGAGCTTTGCGTGTAGCACGTACCGAAACATTAAAGGCTAGTAACAGCGCAAGTGTCGAAGCATACCGTCAGACTGGCTATGTGACTGGTAAAGAGTGGTATGTAAACCCTGACTCATGCGAATTATGTGATGTATTCCAAGGTAAAACAATTGGACTGGATGATAACTTTCTAAATGTAGGTGAATCATTTAATTACATAGATGCTAAGGGTGAAGAACAGACACAAGAGAATACTTACGATGATGTCGAAGAACCACCATTACATCCCAATTGCAGATGCGCAATTTTACCTGTGAGGTAATATGATAAACCCGAAAACAATTAAGCAACAGATTCAAGAGCTACGCGAGGATATAAAGCATAAACCTGATCTTATTGACGTTGTTGATAATATAGATGGCACATTCAGCTTAAAGCTTTATAAGGATGGCGAGCTAAAAGTAGTTAAAATAAAGTTACCGACAGGCAAGGATGGCATAGACGGAATTGATGGTCGCGATGGTCGCGATGGTAAAGACGGCGCTGACGGAAAACTTATTGAGCGTATTGTTGAGAAGATTGTTAAGCCAGAGGTGATACATGGGCGCGATGGCTCTCAAGGCATAGCTGGTAAAGATGGCAAGCAGGGCAAGGACGGCAAGGATGGCAAAGACGGATCGCGATGGTACAGTGGCGTTACAAACCCTAATAACAAAATGGGTAAGCAGTACGACTATTATCTGCATCTGACCTTTGGTGATGTTTACGAAAAGAGCAAGACCACATGGCTTAAAAAGGGCAATATCAAAGGGCCAGCTGGTGGTGGCGGTGGGTTCTTCTCGCGCGGTGGTATTGATTCACTGCAAGCCGGAACAAACATAACTATTGATAATACGAACCCTCAAAGTCCAATAATATCAGCAATAGGTGGCGGTGGCGGCGGCGGTGGCACAGTTGATAGCGTGGTGGCTGGAAATAATATTGATGTAGATGTCACTGATCCTGCTAACCCTATAGTATCTGTTGAAACATTATCGCTTGCGGATATAACTGACATAACAGCAACCGCTACTGAAGTCAATTATGTTGATGGTGTTACTTCATCTGTTCAAACTCAAATAGATGGTAAGATAAATAAGGCATTTGCAATCGCTATGGCAGTGGCACTTTAAGGAGTTATATGAAGTCGGTAATTAAAAATTATACATTCGATACCGTAGCCAAAACTATTACGCTAACAGATATTACAACTGTTCGATTAGACAAATTAGCATTGATTACAGATGTAACTACTAATAAAATACTCTATAACTTTGCAGACCCTACTCTAGTCACTGCCACTGTAGCTACTAATGTAATCACTCTCTCGGTCTTACAAGGTGGAGAAGTCAATGGTGATAAATTACGAATAGATTATGATGTTGAAAGTTCTGATACTTTAGCGTTTGCTGATGCTACTACTCCTGTATCATCGACATCACTACCGCTTCCAACTGGTGCTTCAACTTCTGCCAAGCAGGACACTATTATCGGTCATGTCGATGGCATAGAAAGCTTGCTGACCACAATAGATGGGGATACAGGTAATATCGCAACCGAAGTAGCTGGGCTACTTACAGATACAGAGCTTCGAGCCACTCCAGTACCAGTATCAGGAACAGTAACAGCCACTCCTACAGGCACACAGAATGTAGATGTAACAGCTAACACCATCGGACTAGCTACAGGTGCAAAAC